GACCAGAACCAGCAGCTTGTGCACCTGGGCTGCCGGTTGGTAATTGCCTGTCGTACTTGCTACGCATAGCAAAGATTAGACCGGTTGGTGCGCTCATTGGTTGAACGCCAGCTAGATCGTAGGCCATTAGGTTTGGCATGCTACGACGAACTAGGCTGATTAGAATTGGATCGTAACCTGCTAGAGCACCTGCACCGTTACCAAGACCTGATGCTACGTTGGTTACGCTGAATCCACCACCCATTGCGTTGGGGGCTTCGATTAGATATTGCTCGCGCAGAGCCTTCTCTTGGTTTTCTAATAGAACTGCAGTTACCTTCTTCTTATAACTATCGCCGATTTCTGGAAGGGCCTCGTGAGCTAGTAGAGGGTTCCATTTTTCTACGAGGGTATCGTAGGGTGTGTTGTTTGAAAAGTCCATTGACATTTTTAGTTTCTCCTTGATTTTTTAGTTAAAGTTTAAATTAAAGTTTCTTAAGTTGACGAGACAGCGTACTCATGTATACAGACATTGGATCATTGCTGTCTGTTACAGTTGATTGACCACTGTATTGAGTTCCCTCAGTTAAAGTGGTTTGTTCGGTTTCTCTGGCAACACGTGGTGCTGCTTTGAGATAATTTTCTTTCAGGATGGCGACCTTGTTAGCAAATTCGTTGGCATCGGTGAAGTCAATGTTCTCTGCAAGAGAAGCAAGACGTTCAGCGTCTACACGAGTCATGTCGCTGGTGGCTTCTAGGAAGACTGAGCGAGCTTGACCTTTTACGATCTCTTGCTTGTAAGCCATGTTTTCTTGAATTTGCTTGTTGAGAGCAGTTTCTAGTTCGTTGTTTTCTACAAACAGATCTTCAAGAACGTCGTGTTTGTTCTCAGGTACATCGATGTAGTGAGTTTCAAACAGGTTCTTTAGGTTGCCCATAAAGCTTTCTGCGATCTCGGTACGAATACCAGACTCTACAGCTAGCTTGTTTTCTTTCATCCACTCTTCTACCACGTAGTTTAGGTACTCGTCTAAACGAGTGGCAAGTCCTTCCACAGCAGCGTTTACTTCTGCTTGAATGACAGCAGCACCTTCGGTGATAAGCTCTTCGCGGATAGCGGAAATTTTTTCATTGAGAGCAGCTTCAAATACTACAGAAGCTTTCTCTTTGAATTCTTCGCTAAGATTCTCGCCTGAAAAAAGACCGTCTAGATCTTCTTTCATGGACATCTTGGCTGCGCCTTGTTGAGCTTGTGGTTCCATTGGAGCACCACCTGGTCTTTGTGTACCCATGTTTTGTTGTGGGCTGTAAGGTAGTGGTTGTTCAGTGCCTAAGAACACACCTTTGCCTGAAGCATCTTTGGTGAATGTTCTAGCGTCGATTAAAGTTGGATATTTCATTTGTTGTTGTTGTTCTGCCATATGTTTCCCCTAATTCAAAGTTTATTTATAAGTTTCGATATTTTAAAAATAATACGTTTAGTTAATTTATGGAGTTTTTTTAGATTTTCCAAATAATGTGCTTATAAAATCTTGTTGTTGTTCTTCATCACTTTTAGCGGTAATAGCACCCGGATCCATATTAGCTGCCCTTGGATCACCGATTATAGACATAATTTGAGGTATCATGCCAGCTTGAGCTTCTCGATCGTTTAATCCTAAAGCGGCACCAAATTTTCCAGCAAGACCACCTAATGATTTAAGTGGGGCTGTGTTGGTTCCAGCAAAAAGCGAACCAAGCAATGCTGCCCCAGCTTTTCCGCCTACTCCTGCAATTGTGGTTGCAAGACCAGCTAATGCCGCAGGATTTTGATACAAGTATCTGGCTTGTCTTAAATCTTTACCTTTACTCCAACCTGCTTGATATAAATTCACAGGAAAGCGATCTACTGGATTGGTGTATTTCATAAATGCACCAGCAGTGTTTAGTAAACCTTTACCTAAACCTTTGGCACCAGCTTTTGCACCAGCTTTTGCACCAGCAATTTTTCGTAATGTGCCAACACTTAATTTTTCATTTAGCATGTTACTCAGATCGCCACGATCAAATCTAATAGATTCTGCCACAACAGCTACACCTTGTTGGGTTGCTTTACGAGCAGAGTAACGAACATCTTTGTTGCTACCTTTCTTTTCTTTGCCCTTGACACCAAAAATATTAGTATTTTCATCTGGTTCATTTTGTGTTGAAGGATTAGCAACAGAACGAGTTAATTGTTGTTGTGTGGATAAAAAGTCTGCACCTGGAGCAAGAGCAACCATTTGTGTTAGGTTTGTTTTAGGTTCTTGTTTTAATGCATTAAAAGAAAATGGAGCAGTCTGTGGAGTTCTTGAACTGATTCCACCACCGCCAGCAGCAGCAGCGTCTACGTTTCTGTCGTGACTGCTTGTTGCTTCTGGTGTGCTACGATCTGTTGGAGCTGGAGCTGAAACGCTTGCTGGAGCTTTACTACCACCACCCCACGATCCAGAAGAAGCAGCAGAGGCAGCGGCACCAGCCACTCCTGTTTGTTTTATTGCTTCTTTTTCTGCCTTTCTTTGCTGAAATCCCATTGCGTCTTGATGACGCTGTTCGTCTTTTGCTTCTTTTTCTAATCGAGCAATATATGATTTTAATTCACGTTCTTGTCTGCGTACATTCGCTATAGTATTATTAAAATCTTTATTGGTTGTTAATCCCTGAAAAGGTTTTAATTCATCTTCGCCTTGTGCATTTTTTCTTGTTTCTTTAGTCTTTCCAAAAATTTCTGGAAGATCTGTTGTAGGTACTTTTTGGCCTGATAATGTTTTTTCTATATCATTTATATCAATCACTTCGCCGCTTGGTAGTTTTAACTTTCCACCACCTTCACCACTAAAATCTACATTACCAAAACGTTTTTTCATGTTACCAACAGATCGTTTTAAATCGTCAAGATTTTTTTCAGCTCCTGCGATTCTTTCACCATGAACACCTAAAACAATACTTTTTAAATCTTGTTTGCCTTGTTCTGCTGTAATTTTATCAAAATCTAAATTGTTACCTGTTATTTTATTCACTGCATCTGCTATAGCAAAATCGTAATTTGCAGGTGTTTTAATTGCACCAGTTTTAGGGTCAAGATAATCTGAAGGTAATTCTGGTAAACCTAAACTTTTTGATACGGTATTGTATTTGTTAGCAAAGTCTGTTGCTTTAGTTAACTGTTCTGCTCGTGCTGCTGTACGTTCTTGTTGTTGTTTTTCGTCTTTTTGTTTTTGTAAATTATCATTCATTTCTTGGGATCTAATAATATTAATATTAGTGCCCATTAATTTTGCTTTATTAGCCCAGCGATCTTGATCGTCTGCAGTAAATGGTACAGCTAACGGATTAGCGTAACCACCAGTTTGTTCGGCAGCTTTCCGAGTTTCGTCATCAAAATTTAATTTTGCTGCGTCTTGTTGTAATTCTAAAGCAGTTTTTTCTTTTTTGTCTGTGTCTTCTTGTTCTACTGCTTCGTTTAGACGAAGTAAATCTCGGAAACCTGTACGCATGTTAGATCCTCTTTAAGAAATCTTCAAACAATTTTAGTGCTTTTGATTCTAGATTACGACTACTGGCTCTTTTAATTTGTCGTTGATACTCTTCAATTGCTTTTTCTTCCAGAATACCGTTATTCCAGATCCACTCTTTACCTTCCATGATGCCGTTTACGAAAGCACCTGGTGCTGAAGGATCAGCAACAATATCAACAGCTGAAAGCATGAAGTCGGGTTGAACTTCGTTGTAACCGTTTCGTTGTTTTAGTGAACCCATACCACGACTGGAAACACCTAGTCTGGCTCCTTCGTCAATTAAATTTTTGACAATTTTGCCCATAGGAGTTTCCATGATTTTGGCTTTGCCCCAAACGTTGCTGCCATCACCACGGAACTCTTTGATGATGTGAGAAACACGATCCAGATTTACTGTTGGACCGGTTGGATGGTTTAATTCACCGAAAGCTCGGTTGTTTTGAACGTACTCTCGGTCGTAGCGATTGACTTCGTTTAATAAAATATTTTTAGGATACACTCTCTTATTACGATTTAGTGTATCCGCTTGCATGAACGGACCTTCAATGAAATAAGTTTTATTTCCTTGACCATCAGATTCAGTCAAAAATTGGACTTCTTCAATTGTTTCCGTTATTAGTTTCATTCTTCGTCCTCGTCTTCGCAATCTTCGCATTCTTCTTCATCTTCCTCGCCGTCTTCCTCGCTGTCTTCGTCTTCGGACCCACCTTCTTCTTCTTCTTCAGGTTGCTCCTCACCCGTTTCCACATCGTCGTCTTCTCCTTCTGCATCAGCAGCAGCATCTCTCATTGGCTCTTCTGTGTTACCATCTTTGTCAAGATCCAAGAAATCTGGTTTTGCACCCTTCTCTTCAAAGATAGTTGGAGCGTATTCTTCAAATTTTTCGTTGAGAATTTCAGTTAATTTTTCGTTTAGATACCCTTTAAGAGTACTTTGGGCTTGCACTAAATTTTCTTCCACTACCATTCGGATGAAAGACTGTACTTTTTCGTTGCTCATTGTTTATCCTTTTTGCTTTCTAGATTTGCTAATTTTAATACTCTATTAAAAGATTCTTGTGATTCAGATAATAGTTTTACCATTCTTTCTTTATTACCATTATTTAGATTTTCATAGAGTTTACTGACATTTTTTCGTTCTTCTGAATTTAAAATACCAATATTTCCGTCTTTTAATGTATATTTTGCTTCTGGATAAAATTCAGATACGATTTCTTGTGTGGTTTTTTGTAATTCTGGTTTATTATCAAGTTGAATTGTATTTTTAAACAAGTCTTTTCTTTCTTGTAGCGAAAGACGATAGATAGAATCCACCATTCTATCAGTAATTTGTTCTTTTAATACAGTTTTAAATTTATCGGGTTGCTCATTAAGAACAAATTCAATTAATCGTTTACTTGTACTCATTGTGGTGGTCCTTGTTCTTCTTCTGGTGCTTGTTCTTCTTCAGGCGGCATTTCTTCGCCACTGAGCATTTGTTGGTACATCTGTTGCTCTTGGGCTTCTAATTGCCGTTGCTGTTCTCTATTTATTTGTGCATTGATTTCAAGCATCTGTTCTTCCGACTGCTTTAGTAATGTTTTTCGAACATACTCTTCAGAGAAGAAACGACCAATATACGGAGTGACAGCAGCAATAATGTCTAATCGTTCTCTTAAAATATCATTGGTTTTTAATTCAGTGAAATAAGAGTCTTGATTGTATCGGAAAGAAATGTCGGCGTAAATCTTATTCCAATCGTCTTCTGTCATTAATCCTTTAAGCAGTACTTGAGTCTTAAGAATATCTAACAGAATTGAACTGAATCGTTGACGTAAGCTGTCAATGAATTTATTAAATTTAACTTCGTCCCGAGTAATTTCTGCAGATCGGCCCATGTTAAATCCGCTTTGCTCGCTCATACGAGAAACTGGCACGCTTAAAGCGCGGTACAATTTTTGTTGCAGATACATCACGTCTTCCATCTGCCCTAAATTTTGGCCACCGTCTAGTGTAGTAATTTCTGTACCTCTACCACCTTCGCGGCGAGGCATCCAGAAATCTTCTAACATACTCATGTGGTTTCTGCCGTCTTTAATCAGACCGGTTCCGGCATCGAACGTAATTTTATTACGGTAACGATTCATAATTTCACGTAAGTATTGTTCAGCTTTTTGTTTGGGAAGATTACCTACGTCTACGTAAAAAATTCTTCGTTCTGGTGCACGAGAGATGCGATAGATTGCCACTGCATCTTCTATTTGACGAAGCAGGTTAAGAGGTCTAACAGCTTTTTGCAAATAACCAACCACACGTTTGGTGGCCGAGTCAATCATACCAGAATGGCCGTAAGCAATAGTATCCGGAGCAATCTTCCATCCCGCACTAGATGTTGGGAACGGAGAATCCATATCAGTATCTGCGTATAAGAAATACTCTGTAATGTTTCGTACAGGAGAGAAAGGAGCAGCTCCACCCCATACTGCTTTATCTTTTTCTACTTTTCTAATTTTTTTAATTTTTATTGGATCAATAGGAACTAATTCTACGATGCCTTTTTTAATATCGTGTTTATCAATCTTTTTATAATAAAATAGTTTAGAATCAATATACCAACGTCTAAAAATGTCTGGAGCTTTATTAGAAAAATCCATCAATTTTAACAGGTAATTATATTCTGTGTAGATCTTTGTTTTAATTGTTTCTGAAAGATTTACTCGGTCTAAATTTAGCTTGATTGGTTTTCTGTCTTCGTCTAAAACTATAGCTTCTGTTACAATGTCTTCGATTGCTGATTCCACTTCTGGATACAAAGACATAGAACGATAATGCTGGATCATAGCATTTTCGTCGCGGATAGCTCCTGAGAAGTCTACGAATGTACCAAAAACACCACCAGTTTCTAACAGATAAGATCCGTCATAACTTTCAGGTGTTATAACCTCGCCGGTTTGTCTCAGTTCATCTTTGCGCTTTTTGCCGACTGAATATCCAAATAATTCAAATTCCATAGTTTATCCTAAAAATTAATTTTGAGCAGGTGGATTACTTATTGGAGCTCCATCATATGTATAGTGGCTATAAGCCAGTGTCACAGCAAAAGAAGCTAAAGTGTTGTCTTGACTCATATCCAATGCCAAAGGACCAACTTGGACTGGCCAAATGTTATATAAAGTAAATGTTCTGCCTGGTAAAGTGGTGTTGCAGTTTGTGTTAAGATGTTGTACTGTCCAAGAAACGGCCCATAACGACTTGGGATCTACTCCGTCCATATCAGAAGTATTATAGGTGTGAGAATTTAATCGGTCCTGCCAATCATGGAACGCTTTATGTAAATTTTCTGAACCATTTGCAGCCCCCGAATGGTCATCCAGAACAGTAATTTGCCATGGTTCATAACTTCTATCACCAGAATATGATACAGATCGTCCTCTATAATTAATTCCAATTGGAGCAGTGGTGGCTTCTGGTATAGACGCACTTCTTATATGAAATGGAGTTACTCGAATACCACTAGTATTTTTACCTATATTTCCAGTAACAATAAATCGATTAAGGCGAGTTCCACCTTTAAATTGATTAATAAAATCTGTTATTGAATGATTTATTGAATCTGCCATATGTACTTCCTTTATCTAACCGTATAACTTGTTATGGTTGTTAAGTCTTCAGAATTAACGATATTTAACGTTATTGTCGTTACAGCAGTTGCCAATGTTAATTGAACATCAACAACAAGATCTGTGGATGCTGTTGTGTTGTTTGTGCTGTCGCATATAACACTATATGAACTGCCACCAGCTGGAGAAAATATATACAAATTATTTAAGAAACTGTTAACTCTTGATGATACGGCATTTCTTGTGGTTGCGTTATTTGGAGCAAACAAGTATTCTGATAGAATGGTTCTCAGATTTCTCTTGATATAGTTTATAGTTAGTGTGACACTTAAACTGTTTAATGCTGAAGTGGTATCGTTTTTAAAGGTTTTATTACCCATTAAATACGTTCCAAGACCGGCAAACTGTCTAACTGGGTTGATATTATTGTTGTTTAAGTTCAGTGCATCCGTGTCACTTAATTGTTGAGTCAAATTAATCACATTGTTTATTGTTTTTGTGCTACCAATACCAGCAATAACGGTAGATATGTCAGTTAAATATGAATTTTTTGCCATCACTCCAGCAACGTCTGCGCTAAAATTGGTTATAATATATTCGCTTTTCCAAGCAGCATATATGGTTTTTAAATCTAGTTGTCGTCGGCCAGCAATAAAACTGGTAAATTCGCTATTATTTGCAGTTATTCCAAAGTCGTTGGTTATGCCACCAGAAGTAACATAAGTGGATGTGATGCTAGTAAGATCACTTTTATTACCGATTAATGCTATGCAATCTTGTCTAGATTGAGCAATATTTTTAGCAGCACCCGCAGAAAAAGTGTTTCCAGCGTCAAACACCACGTCCATGTCTACTAGGGCGGTATTGTGTAGTGGAGTATTTGTTAGACTGTAGGAGGTGTAAGAACCAGTAGAGCCGGTTCCACCTATAAAGCAAGTTCCAGTATCAGTATAAGTTAAATATCGATATACCGATAACCATTCACTTTTCCACGCACCAGTAGGTCCGGTAGTGTAGCTATTTTTATTTAAACGATTTATCCAATCGTTTGCGTTATTTATTTGAATTAAACCAAGTTCTTTTTCCGCAGTAACGCCTAAAGTCACTACTAGACCATTTGTCGATAAGGTTCCTGCTTTAAAATTGTATGCCATATGTTCCCCTTAGTATAACACTATTTATGATTTTTATAGTTTGGGGTCGTTTTCGTCCTCATCGTAACTGCTTATAAAACCAAAGCTAAACCAATCGTCATCCTCAATTTTTTTAATTTCTCCATCAAATAGTTCTTTTCTGATATCAATATTGGTAATTTCTTTAAAATAACTTTGTTTTGTCAACCATCCAAAAAGAACCAGGCACATCACCAGGTCGTCGGTATGACCATCATCAGCCCCAAACGTGTTATATTTTGCCACAAACGATAACAATTCTTTAATGATTTCTTCGTCTTCCACGATAAGTTTATCTTGTTCTATCAGGCTTTTTAAGATAGAGCACCCCAATTTTTTAACAGTAACCGTGGTTCTTACACCAAAAAGGGCTTCTCCTTTACCAAATCCACCGTTTAGCACCATACCACTACGCCCTTTATTTGTGCTCATAAGAATATTATCGTATTCTAAATCGTAATGTAGAATGTCTGCTACCTGTCCTCCAATATCGTTTACTTCTATCAGAGCAAACGCATCTTTATATTTTTTACCAAACGCGGATATGATGGTTGGAAGCAACATAGGAGACACCAAATTATTTCTGTATTTTGCCACAACTTTGTATGGAGCTTCCGTGATGTCAAACATTACAATGGCACTATAATCGTTTCCTTGCCCTCTAGACACGTCTACCGTCATTACATACACTCTGTTGTCTCTAGGCTCTTCGTATATGCACAATCCTTCTTTAGTTTTATATAAAGGACTTCTGGCAGACAATACGTGTAGCTTGGCGGACGATATCAGAGTGTTTGAAGATCCGATGAAATCACAGTCATACTCACTTTGAAACTTATGTTCTCCACCAGACCCGCCACCTAATTGTTTAATGGTTCTTTGTTTCCATTTTTGATCTCGTAGAGGACCACCCGGATATAGGGGAACCTGACTCCAGTGCACTTCAATAGGTACGTATTCGTTTTTGCCTTCTTGCCCTGATTTTTTGTTGGCTCCCTGCCATAAACTATAATACATGTTTAAACCATTAGGAGTAGACACAATTATAACCTTGGTGGTTTGACCGGATGTAATGGTTGGATACACTGAACTAAAAAATTCATCAGCAACATTAGGCGGAACGTGAGCAAACTCGTCCAAGAAAATAACGTTGAACGAACCACCGCGAACAGCGGAAGCAGAAGTAGCAGACGCCATTACTCGTGAACCATTTTCTAACTGAATAGATGTTTTGTTCCATTCAACCACACCATGCTGTAACCATTTAGGAAGATACTCATACGCTTCCTTCAGACGCTTCATAATTTCCATAGCGGTCTTTAATTTATTAGCAAGAATTGCTATATTAACGTTTTGATTAAAAATTAAATAATGAACCATCCACGCAACTGTGGTTGTTGTTTTACCGGTTTGACGTGGAAGTTTAGCAATAACGTATCTGTTATTTTGAATAGTTTCTACAATATTTTCTTGATAATCGTAAAGCTGAAACGGCTCAAGACCTTTATCTAGCGTAACAATTTTAATGTATTTTTTAATAAAGTAAATAGGATCGTTGGAGCATTTGATGTACTCTTCGACCTGTTCTTTTGTAAATTCTATTTGTGTTCCAATCTCTTTAAGATTGGGATTACCAAGATATCCTGATTTTTTATTATAGCCCATTGTTATTATCTAAAAAAGTTTGGCTTTCAAGAGCTTTTGTTCTGCTTCGATCTTTGTTGATTAGATCTTGCAGTTCACTAGTAGAACCAACATAAATTGAATTGTTTGTTGTGTTCTTAACATTCACAGTTTCTTTCTTTACCGTCTTTGCTCGTTGATGTAGTTCCAGCAAATCTTTATTCATATCTGCTACTGTTTTTAACAGTTGAGATACAACTTCATATGCTCTTGGAGAATCGCCCGCTTTTGCTACTTTAAGAATTTCTTCTATAGCTTCAGAGCCATTAGAGATTAGCATTTTAATATTGTCTTTAGCATATTCAAAATCAGTGTCTAATCCTTTTTGTGTTTCGGATTTTACTTCTGGTTTTGGTTCTTCTACAGGTCCAATAAAATCAATACCCAAAGATTTGGAAATAATATCATTACTCATTTTAAATCAACTTTCTATATCAAAAGTAATACCGTTAATATCAAAATTTGCAACATAATTAGACATTCCTTGATATGTACTAAGTTTGTTAAACACATAAGTTTTTGCCACAAATTGTAGTGTACTGATTACCACTCGTCTTGTGTTAAAATCGCCTTCATAGTCTTGAAGTAGATTTGTTTGTAACAAAGTGATAGGTACGTCTACTTGTCTGTGAATATCCGTATAATTCATAGAAATAACAAATTCCGGACTGAAGTACGGTAAAATTTGTTCCATTATTTCTAAATTTTCATCAATGTTTCTGGTGTATGAGTGAAGGTTGAACGTAAAATTATACGGCACTTCCATGTAAGATCCGCCAGTCATGCCTGCATTTAATTTCTTATGAAGTTTATTTAAATGGCGAATCGGATCGTACTGAATATTAGTTAATTCAAACGATAATTGTGGATTATTTAATTCTACGCGAGTTTGATCGCTGATTGAGCTAGGAAGAGTTAAACGCTTGATGTACTTTTCTTTTGGTGCGTACGTTAAAGGGACTAGCGTGTCTCTGGGAGAGCCATCAGTTTCTTTTTGTATTATGTGTATATTATTAAACAAGTTACCAAAAGCAATTACCAGTTTTCGTATACACTCGTTCTTGTAATACGTAAACATTAGAATGGTCCTTCAGAAAATGGATTTAAATCTGTAAAGTCCACAATGTTTGGATTATACGCTTCGTCTTGAGTATTGAATTCTGTGTTCTCGCCGGTAAGACCACGAACGTCTGTTTCCACAGCATCGATATCTGTATTTCCAGTTTGTACGCTTTCTTCGTTGTAGTTCCATAGCGAACAAGACAGTTTGTAGCAGTATAGTTTACCCATTTGATAAAATGGATTTTCGTGTTCCACAAAGTTAATTTCAAATATAGCTTTTGCTAACGGAAAAAATATCAAATCACCTTCACGTGGTCTGGTTATGCTGGGTTGTCTGGTTTGAACTTCTTGAACGAATCGCTTTTTAGAAATAGTCATTTCTAAATTGTCTTTAATTTCAATACCAAACTTGCTGGCAATATCACCTTGACCTTGGAATCCCATAGTGGTGTCAATATACATTTCTAATGGAATGCCAACAGTAAATCCTACACCGTATTGTTCACCAAAAATTAAATCCTGTTGATATTTCTCTCTGGGAATGTAAATCATATCTCGACCCATTGTTTTAATAATTTCAATGGTGAGATCTTCTACTAGATCTTGTTCTCCAGAATAATCTTTAAAGTAAGGATTTATAGCCATATTAGCCTGTCATGAAATCAATTGGTAGTTCTGTGTTAGACAAGAACTCTTGTTCTATTGCGGCAATTTCTTGAACTGCTTCCGCGTAAATCGTGGCCCCACGCATAGTAACGCCACCAGGAAGAGCAACACCGTCAAATTTAGACATGTTTGTTCCCCATTGACGCTTAATTAAAGCTGCCAGATACTTCTTTAAATAACGATCATCGTATATTTTAGTGTGTTCTTCTGGATTAATAATAGCGTATGCTTGAATAACAATCCAATCTCCGGCATTTACTTCTAAATCCCAGTCCATATTTAAATGCAACTTACCACTTACTTTACTAAACTGTATAGCTTTTTCTGGTTGAAAAATGTCTTCGATCAGTTTGATGTAACGCATCATGGAATCGTATCCTGCCAGACCTAGTGCGTAAGTTCCTGCCAGATTTCTGTTGATACCAAAATAATCAGTAAGTGCCATCTGATAACGAACGTCAAACATGTTGATATTGCTAAAATTACCAAACTGTAGTACTCTTACTACAGAAACTATATCATTACCAGTAGGACCACTGACTCCATTTGGTGGACCAACATCTTCTATAGAGATGTATTGATTGGTGATGTCTTTTTGTTGTATTTGATAACGAAAAAATATTTTCTCAACACCATCAAAATGGCGTTCTGTAAAAAAGTCTAGAGCATCGTCTAGACGTTCTTCGCATTGCTGCCAATCAACGTTGATGTCTACAACAGGAGCTCCCAGCTTTCGGAGACAATACTGAATTAATGTTTCTCTAGAATTTGGTTTTGCCATAAGATACCTGCAAGTATTTATGGCAATTTAAATTTAAACTTTTCCGGTTTCTTCTGTGTTTGGAGGAACTGGTGGCATTTCAGGTTTAAATTGAGGTAAACTAATTGGTGTTTTTAACACTTCATTAAAATCTATATTTTCAATATAGTATTTTCTGGTTATTGGTGTGTTTGCTTCGTCTGGCGCACTTTGAGTATAGTTAGTAAAACCAGGCATGGTTAACGGGCATTGTAGATTAGGATAATCTAATTTGCTGTACTCTTCACCAGACGCCATCAACCAAGTCATTGGTTTATCACCACAGCCACAACCACCACAGAAGTGTTTACCGGGCGTTGTGCTTTCTTTTAGATGTTGGCATGGAGGCAATTCGCCACCACGGTCTTGATTACCAAAACAGCTGAGAACTCGTAGCTGCTTGGTTGGGCCATTAGTTTTTGTGTTTGAAACTCCTCGGGAAGCAATAGCAGAAGCAAAACTTTTTGCCATTGCTATACCTCTAGAGAAGGTTCCTTGATTAGATTGTGTGGTGGAATCTGCTGTTCTGAACTCAGGAGATTCCGTGTTCTTTACGGTTTTGTTTTTATTGCATCCGCATCCCATAATGTAAACTCCTATTTTATATAGTAGAGTTTTATATAAAATATTTATATTCCCATGGGACTTCCAAAACCGAACCCCCTCGGAAACTGAGGAATATCATTAGGAATTTCTCTAATACGGCTAGGTAATGGATAGTCGTATGGTTCTTTTGGATATTTTGGTGTTCCGTCTGGATTGGTTTCGATTGGTGGTATATTTTTCTTTCTAGGATCATCCAAGTATTGTATATTCATACATATTTTTGGTGGGCTTTTTACCTTTGGTGGTTTGCACTCAGGATTTGCACAACACCGTTTTACAGCTTCAATCCATTTTAATTGAATAATACCAGATTCTCCAACACATTTTCTCCATTTTTCTGGTTCAGGGCATCCTTGACATCTGCACAATGTGTATGGATCTGGATCTGGTGGTGTAGGAACTGGTGGTAATTTATCTGGATCTTTACATATTCCATTTTTATCTCTACAATCTACATTACCAAATAATCTGGTTTGTTCTTGTGTTACATATTCATCTGCTTCCGCACTACATTCCATAAATTTAACATACAAATTAAGAAGTGCTTCTATTAAAGCTGGTCCTAAAAATCCAGCAAGACCTTTTACCATTTTTAGCCAAAGTTGTGGAGTTCTCATTGCAGACCAAAAAGCTAAACGAGATGCTCTTCCCACTCCACCGGTTTCCCATGCGTATTTTAATATATCACTAAATGAACTGGCTATAGGTTCACTTCTTATTCCATTTATAATTGGTCTATTTGGATTAAATCTTACAGCCAATCCAGACTTAGCACCAAAATAATCAATTATTTCTTGTGGGTCTAATTTTCCTAATGGAGATTGTCCAAGGTTATCTGGAGCAAAACCTCGTCCAATTGCAGATGCATTTATACTATTCAATGCTTCTTGGTATTCGAGAATATATTTTCCAGCATCATTTCGAATTTTTATTGGAGCAAATCCTGTGATATAATTTTTATACGGTGGATTTGCTCTTCTACCCTCTTCAATTGTGTCTAAAAGAGTTTTCATTCCTTTTTCTGTCATTATAACTTCTGCTACTCGATTATTAACATCTTTTATTACTCTTATAAATCCGGCTTTTTGCATTGCTTCTGATGATTCACCGCCCGATATTGCCATTCTTTCAAATGCATATGCATCAAACGAATCTCCACGGAATTGTACAGGACCGGTATCAGTCATAGTAAAAAATTGTGGTCTGTTACCACCCACTAATTCACCAAGTGCATTTCTTTCCACAAATGCAGTTGTATTGTATGATCTCATGGGATATCCTATTACGAATTCTCCAATATCACTTACAGCGGTACCTGTTATAGTTTCAATTAATCCAGTTACAAGTCTTGCCCAATCAAATGCAGCTCTAATAGTAGAACCTGCTGCTTCGCCTAAACCAATCATTCCAGGAATTCCAGTGCCTTCCCATAATTCTTTAAAAAAATTATTCCATATATCAGCAGCACAACACCAAGGACTTTTTGGATATCCTGGTATTACTCCACCTCCGTCTGCTTCTTTGCAACTTATATCACATTTATCCGCATCATCATACGGACCTACTACACAATTAGGTTTAATTCCTTTGATCCATTTTTGTAAATCTTCATATTGTTTAGCAACAACCTTCATGGCATCGTTGCGTTCATCGGCTGCTTTCTTTAAACAAGCATCGCAATCAAGAATATCTCTAGTATTACTAATTATAATTTCTGGTCCTAAATAAATTCGTCTAAACAATTTAATTTTTGCTTTTTCTGTTACCGGCAACAAATTTACTTGACCATAATTAAATGATGTTATTTGTTGTGTGTAATTAAAATACGTACTATTAAATTGTCGTTGATTCCCTAGTGAGAATAAAGTTGAAGTTAAATAAGTACCTTCTAAAATTTTATAATTATTATAAAGTTGAGTGTCTGGTTTAATGTTATTGCAGTATAAAGCTAATTCGTCTTGACTGGGTAGATACCAGTCATTAAATCCGTTAGACGTATACTGTTTTATAGAACTGTAAAGTGATGAAGTATTGTTTACAGTATTATACAGACCGTCATATGCAGACGAAGCAAACGTATCAAGAGCAGTAGAAGGTGTTTCTGCAAACGAAATATTATCAAATAAATTTATACCAGTGTAACCAGCGTCTGCAATATGATCTTCAAGATCTGCAATTAAAACCCAACCAGCTCGTTTATTACCAACACCGTCTCCTCTTGCTCGATATATGCTAGCATTACCGGTGGAAGCATTACCAAAAATTTCAGAACCACCATCAGAATTTATAGGAGTTCCCGGATTAAAAATACCAACAAATACACCACCTTGATAATAATCACCTATTTGTGGTAATTTTTCTATTACACTGGTTGCACCTTTTATTTCATCTATATCTGTTGTTGGTACTTTATACGATTTAGAAAAATATACACCATCACAAGGTGCTTTATCAACGCACGACATTACAACACCATTTTTTGGTGGAGACCATACGCCATTACCACACTCAGGTTTAGTTGTGATGGAACAAATTGTTCCAGCTGTTTCGTTGTGACAACAATTTCCTAAAATATTGTTGGGATCAAAACAGTTTGTAGAATCGTCTGGATTGCATATGGCATCGTCTCCGTAAACTCGTTTTACACCGTTACATACTACACTGCCACCATCATTTTGACAAAATTGACCAGGATAAAAAGAGTACTGCAATCCTTCACTAAATCCTTGATGTAGAGCATCACATTGTTCGTTATTAATTACAAGCGTGCATTGTTGTGTGTAATCTCCGTTTACATTTTTCCAGTAACAACAAGCTCCTGGAATTAAACCAGTAAAATTATTTGGACAATTAGCGTTTGTAGCAGCACATTGATTTCCGTTTAATGCACCCAAAATAAAAGGATAACCTTGACAATTTGCACGTGTTTTTTGTGTGGTAGAGCTACCATCACAACACCATCCCAACTCGGAAGCATCAATAACTGTTCCTTTAATTTCTTGGTTTACTATTTGTGATCGAAAATGAATTGCCATTTTAACAGTTCTCCAAAGATAAGCATAAGTACGGGGACGTTTCACAATTGATGCTGACGCACTGAGAGTCTCCCACCAAATTAGTTATGCGTTTTAATTGTGTAGCAACTGGAAGTTGTGTTGTAGTACTAGTAGAACCCATCAAACCGGAAGATGGATACTTTATTCGAAATGTTCTAGTTTTTTCTACCCATTTATAATTTTGATTTGCAGTCTCAGCTCCATTTTTTCTGTAAAACATTTGAATAACATTTACTGTTAATAACACGTCTGAACCATCTTTTGCGCTATCTGCAAAATCACTAAATTTTAATGTACTTATACTATTACCACTTGGAGTTCTGAGTGAAGATAATTCTAATGATGAGTTTGGTGTACTAAAGTCTTTATAATGTAAAATTGTATTTCCTGTTATTAATGGTAAATATACAGTGGTTACTCTTCCGTCTAATTCCCAATCTAAATATTCTACAAGAGCATATTCTGAAGATGGTGTTATTGTAAAATCAAAATAAGAATCTGATGTAGGATTGGTAGTAGTTACTCTGGGAATTAAATTAAAAAATATTTCTGGAAGATTTCGTTTACCGGTATTTGCAAATTTATCAATCAGTACTGGAGCAGTAATACCGGTTGGTAGTGATCCAGTGGGTAATGTTAATGCATTATTTACGCCTGTAGTGTAAAACCAAAATGCTTTATTAAATGGAACATTAACTGTGTCTGCAGCAAAATAAGTGTTAGAAGTTTGTGCAACGATTGTACTAAATACTACAGGATATGTTGTCATATCATTTGATACTGATGAAGCATAAGATGTTAAATTTGCACGATTAGTATATGTGGTAGCAGGAGTTTTTAATGTCCAGTTTGGATAACTACCATCGTTCCATCCATAATAATACATTTGAAATGCTGTAGCTCCTGCAGAATTAACCGTATACAGATAAGAAGCTATCCTGTTTGATGTAGTTGTTTGATTGTAATTATAACAAAATGTGGATATTTTTGGATCATATTGATGCTGTGGTGGAACTATTGCTGGCACAGAATTACAACCAGATGGAGTGGATTGCCATTGATAAAGTGTTGGAGCACCTCCACCACAAATTTTTGGTGCCAAAAAATAATTGTAAGCCCACCACTGATATTGTAAACGATATTGTTGTGTTCCTGAAGCTTGTGTTACAGGCGCAGTATTACTACAATTTACAGATACAAATTGATTTTCATTTAATCCGTAAGTTAACCCTTGGTAGTTCATATACTGTAAACAATCAGCAGTATGACATGTATCCAATAATTCTGCAGGAATAGTTTTACTTACATTAACTTGTAATTTACCACCAATAGTATCTGATTGTGTTATTTCTCCGACATATTTTGGAGTACTGGTGTCCATATAGGTGTATTTACAATCAAACTTTGGACCTATACAATCTCTAACAAAATATCCTTTGTCTTTGCAAGAACCCATAGGGAATACTAAAAATTCACCAGGAGCATTTATATCGTTCAAATTAGTTGTTATAGTATTTACTATAGCTTTATGTAAGATATAATAACCATCAGAATGAAGATATATTTGTCGTTGATCTGATAATTTTACTCTTTCATCGTATACTACTAATGAATTTGTACCACCTGAAACTCTATTGCATTCATTGCTACATTCAATTCCATATGTAGTTTTAAATGAATGTAAGAAATATCTATAAGATGTACCGGCACCAGTAGGTGGTGTTGTGAAATCTAATGTAATATTATATAAATCAGCGTGTTGTGCGGTTACACCAGGAGCACAACTAGAATTTCCGGCAACAACAGTTAATTCAGAATTAAAATTAGTCTTATTGAAGAACAGAGATCCATTTGTATTAGAAGTTGAGTATAATTTATTTTTTAAATCGTCCAGTACAGATTTCATATTAGCTTCTGTGGTGACAGAAGATGCTGATAACTTTGATATTAAACTGTGCTGATCGTTAAACGTAATATCGAACCAGTAAGGACTGGTTGCCCCAATTATAGATCCTGTTGGGGTTGAAAAATCAACCAAATCTCCTTTTGCATTTAGACCAGCGTAATTAGGATATGTAGGAGTAAATCCTTGATTTAAACCAAGACCAGTAATAAGTTGTCGTGCAGTTTTGCAATAATTACTACGAATAGCACGATTTGCTGTAGGATCAAACTGATAATCTATATGTGGACACACTGTGGTTGGTCTTGTTTTATTAGTGCACGTAGTACAACCATAGTATTCTGTTTCTGCATCAGAAAATCTACAATCATTAACTTCTCGAACGTCACCAACTCGCACAGACAATAAATTAATTTGGTCTTTTGTGCCAGTTAAAGAAAATGAACAAGTTCCGTATTGTTCTTGAATTGGATAGTATTTTCTTTTACGTGTTTCGCTATTAACATGATTACCATCAGATGTACCAGAATTTATTGTTTTTAATCCATAGCAATCTAAACAGTATCTTTGTGCTTTAAAATAAGCTTGAATTTTATCTATTACTACTGGTTTTTTTATTATTTTTAAATTATTATAAGTAAAACTGTTTATTAGTACCTCATTATAACGGGTTTCACTACCTGTAGCTGTTGTTAATCGAATATTCCAAGAAATTGTTTGATTGTTTGCAGTATCAGAAACCACTCCGGTAAATCCTGCAAAATAAACAGATACTATGCTTGTTCCTATATTTGAAACTGTTTTTTGTGATACAATATTATTAGGATCTAAAGTAAATTTACAACCTACACCATTATTATTTACGGGATCATCTATACTAATTTTTGCGGTAGCATCATCAGTTTTTACGGTAAATTCAAAAATTTTTACCCAAGTAGAAGGAGTATTCAAACTTACATTATTTTCCTCTAATAGTATAGGATTTTGATTTATTGTATACGAATTTGTTAACTGATATACATTTGTTCCAGGTGCACATATTTCACGTTCTCCAAGAGAACATGCGTTACCACTCCAAGCACTAGCATTTCCTGTTAAAGCTAAACATGTGTCTCGGTTTATATTATTAAAACATATACCATTAATACAACAAGATCCTATATTACAAGACTGACTGCACGACTTCAAAGCAGCATAATAACTACCAGTAATTTTTGCACAATCTTCTTGAGTTGTATAATCTTGACAAGTGCCGTCTGGTTTGCAACAAGAACCTATTCCACCAAATTGCAATCCACCAGTATCATCAGCACCAATAAATCTGTCAATAAAAGTACCAATATAGTTATTAGAATTTGGTGATTTAGTTATTCGTAATAAATTCATTCCGGGTGTAAACCCGTAATTACCAATACCAGTAATACCAGAATCAAACAGTAAATTATTTGGAAGATTCCAAACATCAGAACCTTCAATAAAAAATAACCAGCTCTTATAAGCATTAGTAAGATTGGTATCAGAAAAAGATGCAATACCAACAGGAGTGGTCAGTTTAAACACAGACGATTTTGTTAAATCTAGAGTGTATCCGTTAGGATTGGTTGGATTTCCTCGTGTAAGCTGATCTATATTAATATAAGGTGTTTCAAAATCCGAGTACACTCTAACTTTACTTGCGCTAGTAGCAGCAATTCCAGTTAAACCAAATTCAAGCGCAGTAGTGTCTGCAGAACCAGCAAATCCACTTGCAGACTCTTCAAAATTTTGATTAATTACTTTTATCTGAGTGTTTGTTGCGGTATGTATTGGTGTGGTATACGATATAAAATCATCACCCGTATTTCCATAAGCAGGAGTTCCTGCAGCAGAAAGATTACCAATAGTTAACAGCAATTCATTTTTATCTGTAGTTAAAGACGGAGTTATGTACTGACCGTCTCCAGTAATTCCTCTAAACTGAAATGTTATGCCAGCAGAAATACCACTCCATACAGAAAATGCAGTACTGGTATGTTCTGCACACAATCCACGAGAATCAGAATACGATATGGTTGGTCCAGTAAACCCAAAAAATGGACCGTATTGGTTGCCATCAGAAAGCACAAATGATATTTGATTTGCGGAAGGATTCGATATCACATCAAAAATATAAACAGCAGTTCCACCAGTAGGACCTAACACAGTTCCGGTAGCTCCACGAGGCCCTGTTGGTCCTGTAGGGCCAGAGTAACCGATAGGACCGGTTCCTGTTATTACGTTTCCTGATAATAAGCTACTTCCTATAATTGATGGCATTTTAATTATTTATATTAATATAGATTAAGGGGGACAAGCATTTCCTGCAGCACAAGATTTATCAGCAGAAAAAGTTCCACCAATTCTGGAACAAGTAGCTGCATCGGTGTTTGCACAATATCCGTTTGCACAACAAGCTCCCGTATCTTTACAGTCTATTGTTTTTCTTTCTACACAAGATTTATACGAAAATACACCTGTGTTATTTAAAAAACTTGCACAATATGAACTATTTACGTAATCGATACATCCTTTAAGAGCAGAACCGTTACAAAAACAACAAGAACCTAATTCCATACTGTATGAAACCAAATTATTAAACACTAATTGATCTCTAAATTGTAGTGTTAATCCTGCAGCCACATTATTATTGTTAATCTTAGACCATTCGGTAGAATAATACACATCGGTAGGTAAAGTTCCTCCATCCGGATTTATTTGATAAAATGAAGTATTTTTTCTACCATCAGTACTTGTTAGTACAGAACTCGCAGAAGAAAGTGTTGTTTGAACGTTTTTATTGTACTGTGTATTTGCTTGAGCAAATTGTGTTACTTGTATTTTTGCTATATTTACTGTGGTTATTCCTACAGTATTTTCTTGATATTTAAATATACTAGAATCAAAAGTTCCTGCAGTTTTTCCAGCACTACGTAAAGCAGAACCAGAAACTCCTATTGCTGCTCCTGTTGGTATAGTTACAGCAAACTTTAAATCGTTTCCAGTGTACGTTAAACTCATACCATTCAAGCCAATAATTGGTTTAAATGTAGCAGTTAATCCGGTAACAGAACCTTTAATATTAAAACTTTCATTTAAAATAGTTCCGCTAGTTCCTGCAATTCCAAATAAATATGCAGCATTATAAAAATCTGTAAAAGTATTTCCAGATAATCCACTTAAAAATATTTGAGAACTATCTTCTAAATAAATAGTAATTCCGTTTGAGCTTGCTGATGGATTGAATCCGTAAACACCAATACCAGTTGCGCCTGTGGCTCCAGTTGGTCCGGTTGGTCCTGTAGGTCCTGTTGGCCCTGTAGCACCTGTAGGACCACGGAATGGACCGTAATCCACGGCCACTGTACCCATCGCTATGACACTAGATGATACTTTATACATTTATTATCCGTAACTAATTGTATCTATATTTCTTTGATTAACTGGTGTATTAATTGCTGTGGAGTATACTGTTGGAATCAACCATAAGTAACGATTTTCTGGCGTTTCTGAATCACATCTCACGTAACGTATCGGTCTAACTTTATATTGTTCTTGTCTATTTGATTTAAACACTTTATAGTCAGTGCTATTGATATCAATTTGCATGGCAACAGCAACAGAACCTGGTGTTGGTTTTGTGCCGTTATATACACCTTCTGATTTAGTGTAATCAAATGTACCGGTGGATGTCCAGTAAATTCCGTTTAAAGGATCTCCATTATGCATTAGTAGATGTGTATTGATATTATATGCTATAGATTTGGTACTTGCTGCAATAAAAGCTAATTCATCGTGGCTTGGAAGATACCAGTTTGATAATTTACCGGTATTTGCAGTTATGCCTTGAGTATCAGAAGTAATACCATCTGATATTTTTCTGGTAGCAATAAATGCATTAGTTGCAGTTACTCCAGTAAAATCAGATGCTTTATAAACTCCACCCAACGAAGCGTTAGAATTGTACGCATTATATGCACTAATTGCGCGTACTGTATTATATAATCCCCAAGATTGATGCCAGACGCCATGCATACCGTATGGAGATTTAGAAAATACTCTTTGTTTACCAGAAATACCGTATTGTTTTGCAGAACTGCAGGTCTGAAAAGTTTTTGATGTCAGATCGTCATTTATACTAGTGGCACCACTAATACCCCAGTATCCCTCATTGAACAGCAAATGAGTATTTGCATAATAAATTTGGTCTGTGCTATTGTTTACTGTATCGTATAATTTAAAATCGTTATGATTATAACCGGTATCGAGTAATGGTCCCCAAGCAGAACCAGTTCCACCCCAAGCAAATTTATTATTTACAGTAACATTTTCATACAAATCATGTGGATATACTATAACAATGTACGACTCAAATCCTAGATTACAATTTTCTTTTGTTATTCCGTATGCAGTGTGGTCTAAGAATGAAGTGTATGCAACAGAATTGTATGTTGTAATTCCAGATAAAGCCAGATCACCAGCAGGAGAAAACAAATCTTTTGCTCCTAATATTTCTGTAGTTCCTGGATCAAAAATACCAACCACAATACCGCCACCATATTCTTGCCCTGGATAAATTGGTACACCATCAATAAAACCTAAACACGAAATTTTGGTTGGACATGTAAACTCAGAACAAGCTCGTCCTAATCCTAGATAATAACCATTGTTGGCAAAACAATTTGTTGCAGAGTTTTCTGAACAATCACCGTTTACACAACACGGACCTGTTCCACCAGCACAAACAGAAACGCCGGAAGTAATACAAACTGAACCATTTCCTTGATAAAAACCAGATTTTGCAATACACGCTTCTCTTGTTATTTCTGAACAATTACCTTTACCGTCGCAACACGCTCCTAAATTTAATTGCAAATCATCACAATTTGTAGTCGTGCAATCTGTTCCATTACCAGCAAATTTAGTAGTGTAAAGAGAAGTAGGTGTACCAAAATTTAAACAGTCACTGCAGCTCAAAGAATTACAGAACTTCCATTGATTTTGATTTAAGACTTGCGAATCTGTAGAACTTGTATAATTTAAAGTAAAACAGCAAGCACCAGGTTTATTACAAATAGAATCATAAGTATTACCACAAGTAGTTCCATAACCGTGATAATAACCATCACACAAATCTGCTGTTGTTAGAGAACAAGTTCCATCTGCTTTACAACAAGCTCCTAAAATTGTAATATTATTTGTTAGACTGCCAGTAAAAGTAAACTGAGGTGGAACAGTACAATTAGTGTAAAATAGTGTGGCACCAACACAAGCAGAACTTGTGCTTTTTGCTGTTCCATACCAAGTGCCTTCAATGCCAAAGAACGAAACTCGCATACTGCATGTAGCACCATCTACAGAAAAACATGGAGTTTTATTCAACGGCCAGTAAATATTAGAAGAGCCTGATGAAATAAACCGATTAGTTAAATTGTTAGGATTTTTACAATTTTGAATATGTAATTCTAAACCGTAAGCATTTCCATCCCTTGGGCAATCTTGTAGTATTATAGAACCCGTATTTCCATTAAAATCACCAACGTATATTCTGGATTTAGATCCGTACATTACTCCATCATATTCTTCAATAAATGGATTTATTGCACAGGTTATACCATTAGCAGAGTAAGAACAATTAACGGCACCAGTGGATCCAGTCCATCCCATTCCACGAACTCGTTCAAATATATTAGCATTTGAAAATGCAAGTCCAGTTATAGTACCACTAGCTGCAGTTGTTCCTTGGCCATTTACTCTTACTGCTTTTTTATTTTTAAATTTTAGTAGATATGATTTATCGTCCAGTGAAGTCAGTGTTATACCAGATGGAGCAGTAGTTGTAAAATCTATTGTTATATTTGTTGGATTGTCTTGAACAGTTAGTGGAACATCAGTATTATTAACAAACTTTATAGGTCTTAAATTTAATACTGTACCGCTAACCGAGTGTGCTAAAGAAACTCCAGTTCCTGTGTTTTCATAATCTATAATATAATTTACGGCACCAGTAGTTCCGTATGCTATAGATGGAGTTGCGTATGTACTTCCGTTAGAGAAAGTGGTAACAACATATCGATTTATTAAAGTTATACCAACAATACTAGGTCCAGTATTACCGGTTAGTCCGGCACCAGTTGCGCCAGTAATACCAATAGGTCCTGTCGCTCCGGTAGACCCTATACCGATTAGCGTTATACCTAAAAGGTTTAATGCACTGGAGCCTATATTGTTCATTAGAATGCGCTAACTCTGTTATTTAGTAAATTGATTTTTACTTCTAATTCATTTAATTTTGCTTCAACGTCTATACCATCAACTACCAAAAGAGTGTTTGCGGTTAAAGAATTTGCAACTAAATCACTTGGAAGAGTCACATTAGCTTGATCTGTAATTTTTAAATATGCAATTAATGGTTCGCCGTTTTGAGTTATTGCTGTAGAGTTTACTCTAGGAACAAAGAAATCTTTTACTGCTGTTGCAGAATACCCGTAAGCAACACCGTTAATGTAAATTCCACCTAAACTGCTATCCATGGGAGATACTTCTCCACCTTTTCTCACGTATAGAATGTTATTCACTAGATCAATATCTTCAACATAACCATTGTTAACAGTTATACCATTCTTTACTTGATAAACTTTTGCTTGGTTAGTTTTTAATGAGGTGTTCAGTGAAGGACCAGAAGAAATAGTCAAAGCTTCTAACCAAGGGCCAGATGTGGTTCCAAAGAAAGAAAATATTTGAGCATTTTCTGCAGGATTTAATACTTGATCCGATTCTAAAGAAACATAAACATTGCTGGCAATTCCTGAAGGACCAAATACGATAGATCCAGTAAATTGTTGTGCGTCTTCTGCTTGTGAAGCACTTCCTGTTTTATAACCAATATAATTTACTACAATTCCATTGTATTGACCATTTTTGGCAAGTTGAATGACAGGTTTTACTATTTTTATGCTTTGTGTAACATCTATAGTGCCGGTTAAACCACCAGCAACAGCATCGTCCAAAAATAAAATGTCTATACCACCATTTCCGCCGTCTGTTATTTTTGATAATTTTTCTTGCGGATAATTAATAGAACCAGAAAGTACAACTGTAAATGGACCAGTGATTCCACCCTCAATTACACCTACAACTTCGGCATTTGTTTCACTGTCTGCCTGTGATTTTACATAAGATATAGTATCCGGATTATATCTAATAACATCGCCAGCAGTAAGACCTGAAGCAAGAGTGTATCCTTGCCCGGAACTTAAAGTCATTGTGAGACGAGTTGTATTTTGTTGTAAAATTACATGAGGAGCAAATACTCGTGTGCTTTGTGATGAAGTTGATCTGCAAGATGGCATTTTTACTAATTTCCTTATTTACTTTATGTTGTACTGAATTTTATGTCGGCATCAGCAACATAATGGAATTTAAGTTGATCTAAATGTGTGGCTCCATTATTAATAATAACTTGCATTCCATTTTTGCTTTGATCTACTACTGCAATGTTGCCAGACGGTAGAGACGTTCTAACTGTTGATGTATCCCAAGGCAGATTTACATGAATTGGGCATCCTTCACATGTTGGATAACGCATATCAATATTTTTTGTAACGTTGAATGCTTCATCTTTCTGACCAGTAGACGAATATAAAGTTACACTTCTTGGTGTTTGTACCAGTTCAGTTGTAAATGGTATTGTGTAGATTTTTTGTGATAATAAATTACCTAATTGAATATACTGTTCATTCAATTTAGAAGAACCAGAGTATCCGGTTGCTTGATTCCAATCATAAGTTCTCAAATAATAAGGAGCACATTGTTCTAAATCTTTTTCTGGACGAGTGTAAATATAATCTGCAACGTCTGAACCCAATTCTAGTTTAACTTGAGCAATACTTAAAGTCACTCCTCTAGACGGGAATTCAAATCCTAAACCAAACCAACCTTCCTCGGAATTTGAAACAACTCCTTGAGCAGTAGGAGTAAATGTATAGTTATATTGTGCCCAATTTGTAGACAATTGAATTCCAGATTGAATCATTTCTCTGGCAGAAAGTGCGTCTTGTATTTCATTAACGGTAACATAGTTTTCTGTGTCTTCTGGATAACGATTATAAACCAGATCAATGGTGGCACCACAAATACCAGCTACTGCCCAGAATGTTACTGTGGCTTGTTGGCCTTGTAGTAGTTTTGCGCCTTTTTGAATGTTTTCAAAACGAGGACGATAATTCAATCCAGTTGTAGATGTGTATGTTTGCTTTAGGTCTACCCAATACAATGGTGATCCAGGAACTTGAGTTTGAGATGCATCGAACGATTGTTTCTCTACAGATAAACTTAATCCAGACAAATTACCAGAGTCTGCAACATAAAACCAACGATCTGCTATAGGAGTATTGTAACCAGATAAACCAGCAAAAGTTACACCATTCAAACTACTAAATGATCGTTGCCATATACTAAACGAACCGTTTGGTATTAAATTATCGTATTCTAAAGAAGCAGTCATTCCAGAACCAGATCCAGAACCAGATCCAACAAACGTTAGTTGTGGTGATGGTTCAAGTCTGACGTTATTATGAAATACAATTTTTGCAGTATTTGCTGGATCATTGTATCGAATAAAATCTAAAAATTTATCTTTGTATTGGGCTCCGGTGGTATCTTTAGCCCATGTATTAGAATTGCCTGTGCTTGAATCATAAAAATATGATCTAGTTTTATCAATATACGGATACATTACAGTATCTAAATCTGCAATTGTAGCATTAAAGCTACCACCAGGAAGTGTTATTTCAACAGTTAATTGATAATTAACTGTGTCGTGAACAAGAATTTTACTAACTAAACCTAAAATTTTATCACTGAAAACATTAGAACCTAATTGAAAGAATCCGGCACCACCAACGATAAATACTTGATCTGTTCCAGAACTATTAATTTGTCCCTGTAATCTTAATCCGGTACCCAGATTTAAAAGATTTAATGCTAGTGTGTTATAATCAGTAATTCCTCCGTCCGTTAAAATTACCGCATCACCTATTTTTAAACCAGCAGCATCAGTTTTTAGTCCTGAAGTGTAATCAATTTGAATTATTACTTTGTTGTCAAGCTCGGCGGTAATACCAGCACTAATACCTTCAACTTGAATACCACGATGAGGCAAGAACAATCCTTGAGTTCCTGTGATACCTAAAAGAATTGGTTTAGAAACTTGACCGTAAGTATTTGGTTCTATCGTTGTGATACCACCGGCCACTGTTGGGCTCAAAAAGTACGCACAACCGGTCATTAATGTTGCACCAACAATTCCCAGCATATTACCAATAGTTGCACTAAAATTAGTATCACTAATAATACCGGATGTGGCAACAGTATCAGTAGACGCATCAGAGCTGATAACAACACCAAAAACTTCTGCGTTATCAACAGTGTCTGCTTTGGCTAATGTTAAACCAGTTGTAGTTACTCTAACAACATTACCAGCAGTAATACCAGAGGTTTTAGGAGATATTGTAGTAACCATGGTATTTACTAAGGGAGCACTACTAAAAGATACTGTATTAGTAAAATTAATAGGACCTGTAAAAGTTACTGGTGTGGCTACCGAAGTTCCGTGCTTAATTGTGTAAACATTATTACCATTACTGGTTAAACTAATACCGTCTCCTGGAATTAAATTATGAATGGTAATTCCATTAATTTCGCTAATAATAGAATTAGTGGTGGTGTACCAGGTTTGAAAAGTATCGCTTATATTTAATGGTGTTATTGACATGGTGTTATGTTATTGTTACTTGTGTGTAATCTGAATTAACAAATGTTATTTGTCTGGTATTTCCTGCAATTCGTGGGCCAACAAACATAGGAACAAAAATTGTGTCTGCGCCAGCTTGAGAATCTACACCGGTTATCTGTAATTGAATTCTAGCTGCTCCGCAAGGACCACCAATCACATTAAAATTTGATTGATCTTGTAAATACGAATCTTCGGTGGATGAGGGGGTACTATTATTAGTACATTCCACTACTACAGTTTTTACTGTGAATCCTATTGTGATATCAGTAGTGCTTTCATTATTTCCAGTACTTACCGTGCGGATTGTGTTGTTGTATACCCATACTCCAATACCGCCATTAATTTGTGGATCTTTTATATAATACCAACCAGGATTAATAGTTATTGGTTCACCTTCAACTCCAGTAAACGAAATTAAAGACTTTGACATTGGTGTTACTCCAGTCCATGGAGTGGTACCCGCAGTCCAACTATTACTGCTATTTAAAAGTTGAACATTTAATGTTTGTTGAATGTAAAAAATTTCTTGAATTTCATTTAATTCGGATGCTTGTAATGGATATCCTGGCTTAAAAGCAACTGCAAAATAATTTTTGGCAGTATCTAACTGTTGCTCTGTACGACTCTTAAATGGAGTCAGAGTTAGAGGAAATCCGGTTGAAAATGGTGCTGGAATTGTCATTTTTTATTATTTATATTAAGTAGTAACTGCTAAATCAATGTTAAAATACCATCGATTTTTTGATGTTTGATCTGAAGTTTGTTTGATTACTATAGGATTACTTGCAATACTGTTAAAATTGTAAAATTTAGCGGTTGTAACGTCTAGAGTTGGTCTAGTTATCGAATCGATAGCGTGGGTTATACCACCAATTGTTAATATGTTTGAAGCAGATACCGAATAAGGAGAATCTGATATATCAACATAATAACCTTTTGCTTGATTGCCATTTAATAAAGTAACGGACCCGTCTATGGCAACTAAATTATCGTTTCTTAATGCACTTGTATAATATTGATATCCAGTATCATTATTAGTTTGTAATGTACCTAAAGTTGCAGTGTGATTGAAAGCTGGATTTATTGGTGCTGCTGGTATGCTTTCTGCTCCTCGTTTTGCCACCACTTTAGTCTGTAAATCAAATACAGTAGAATCGTTCTTGGTGTAGTTTGGTAGTGCGCCATTACTCAACAGCTTGGCGTCTGCCATGATAGCAATTTTTGGAATGCTGGTTTGATGGACAGCAGCAGATATTTCACTTTCTTCCAAATAAGTTTCTATTTTTCTTTTTATTACTGGAGTGAATAGCTCTGGATTATCGTAAAAATTTTCTGGATAAACAAACAAATTAATTGCGTTAATTAAAGTGCTGTTAACACCACTTAATATTGGTAGATTACCGTAGCCACTACCTTCGGTTACTAATTGTACACCATAAACGTAATGACTGTTAAGACCAATAGGATTAGTTTTTAATTGAACCACTCCACCAGTACCGCTAACATCACTAACTGTTAAATAGGGATTATCTTGTGTTATTGTTCTTTGTGTGTCTGTTAAAGAAGATAAGTCGATATTAACAACCATTAAACCAGTTTCATTATGATTGTTTAGTAATTCTAGTTGATATTCTTTACTGGATCCAGGAATTAAATTATAAACGTCTGCTTGTAATTGTTGTTGTAGTGTTTGAATTGTTTTAGTAGCAGGACATAACGGATTTTCTAGCGGATGAGAGCTGGTAATTCCGCCAGCGGTAATACCACTTAAGAATAGTACATCTCGGTTCAGTGCGTCTGCCATTTTTTGGCATTCAAAGCAATCAGAAAAAATTACTTCATTAGTAACGTCTCCTGCAGAGTAAACTTCTCCAGTAATTTCATCTATGCTATTTTCTTTAAAATATAAACAGCAGCAACCAAAAGCAGTTACTCCGGTACCAGTACCGCAAAGTGGTTCATATTTTTCTGCAAGTGTGTTGTAATCTGCTTCAGTACTTAAATCTGGAACCGGTATTTCGGTTGATGTTACATACTCATATTCAGTAAAATCAACTTTCCATAAAGGTAACCAAGTGTATCCGTCACTGTAAGTTTGTCTCCCGGTTGTATGTGATGGAGCTTCCAGTGAAACTCGGGATTCACCTGGTTCTGTATCATTTCTAAAATTAGCATTATTGTGCAAACATAGGTAAACAATACCATTATCTTGATTGTACACAGTGGTGTAATCTTGTTCAGAAACGTAATAATTATATGTTTTTTCTGCCTGCCACGGATTATTGGTTGCTATAAGATGTATCTGTGAGTCTGGTATCTTTTTAGCAATAAATGTGTCTCGCTGAAGAGCAAATTCTCCATCAGGAGCACCACAAAGACCTCCTGCCACAATATATAATTGTTCAGTTTTTTGTTTTATATTTGTTGATGCTAATGGTGTTGTAGTCATTGGGTGTTATATACATCCTCCGCAAGTTACTCCATCATTTGGATAATTACCGTCTGCAGACGATAAACGTATAAAGTCTCCGATATTTATCATACCAAATGTCATTCCAGTATAGTATTTAGCAGAAATTTCATCATCCCAACTGGGAAACTCGAATGGATAACCAGGATTATCTGTGCCTCCACTACAGCCAAATGCACAATTTATAGTCTCGGAATCTAATAAATTATATACTGCATAATTTTTAATTGTTGGAATTTCGTATTTGACAACTCCTGTAGAATTAAATATATTGTTAAATATATCTTGTCTAACATTATAAAAATCTTTAGTTCCAGCAGGATGCACTAACGGTCTAACAGTGCTTTGATACGCGTCTGCTGACAATCCAGAAATATTTAAAACATAAGAGTATTCTTGCCAAAGATTATTGTCTTGTAATATAGAATGATTTAAATAACTGCCAACTAATTGTGGATTATAACTACTTTTATTGTTAGTATAAGGTTCTGATTTTGAATTATCATCGCGCATCCAATCAAATCTACCACCATTCAATCGCATAACATATCTTTTTGGATATGATATAGAAACTTTATTTGCTGGTATGCCAAATAAATTTTCTAAAACCAATTTAAATGATTCTTCTGTTCCCTTTTTTGTATACAGGTTTATTTTAACATTATCAAATAATTTTCTTACACCAGCAGGATCTACGTTTCCATTTGGATTGTCTGCTGTTTTTATATTTTCTACAGGAAAAGAATTAACGTAAGAAAATAGTTGATGCTTTAATAATTCGTCAGGAATTGTTTCTATGTCAATTAAATCTTCTAAATTTAAAAAACTCACACTATTTTCAGACATACCACAACTTAACCAATCATAATATTTCTTAGTCATTAACAGTAAATTTGAAGATCCTTGTACATTTTGTCTTAACCAATACGGAAACAATTCTTCCACTCTCATTGGATAAGCACAACTGGTTGTTGGTTGTTCGTTTGGAGCAAAAAAAGCAACAATTGATTGTTGTAATGGTGCTACTGCAAGATCAGCTACGGGCGGTATTTTACTGTCTGTAATTTCTTCAAATACTTGTGATTGAGTATTTTTAATTTTTTTGTTAGTGAACCATAAAATCATTTTAAGATCCGTTTACTGTTGTGTTTACTTTAAGTAAAAATTCATTGTTAAATAATAAAGAATCTAAATATTTTGGTTTTGCTGTTATTTTTGTTTTTGTTGTTGTTGGTAAAATTCCACCATACACAGTTACTATTCCATTCTTATAATTTACTTTACCAACTGCATTTCCTGTCTGTGTATTAGTAGTATCGTATAAGTATAAACTTCCTTCCACAGAATTGCCAGACACATCAAAAACTGTTGGTGTATCTCCTAAAAATACTGTTGATCCATTATATGTTATAGTGTCAGATTTTACTACAGAATAATTAGAACCAGATGCAGCATTAGCAAATTCATTTTTAAAGTAAAGATTTCTATCAGTCACAGAACCGTATGCTTCTAAAGTTAAAGATATTGAATTTACATTAATACCTGTTACACTATATTGTTCTAAAATTGCAGCTTGTATATCTCCAATAAATATATTATTATTAAATATTAAAGTTGTATTGTAATAAGCATTTACAATATTTTTAATTGCTGTTGCGTAACTGCTAACACCGACTATAGCCAGATCGATATTTGCTGTTATTATTTGAGCTTGAGAATATTCTGGTAATATTGTTACAATTGATTTATTTTTTAAATAAGAAATACTATTTTTCACAGAAGAATTTTGAGCAGTTAAAGTATCGTTGGCAAAAGAAATAAACACTCTACCAAATGATTGTGGTGTTGCTTCTTCACCTCCCCAAACGTTTATTTGTTCTTTAGTAGTAATATCTATCGGCAAAAAATTAGAATTTAATAATAATCCATAAAAATCGTCTTTTGTTACTGCTCTATCATTTGCAGCAAAAAATCTAGGAGCAGAGTAACGATACAGATTTAAATCTGGAGAATCTTTACCTCCAGAAGAAGTAGCTACACTACTAATAGCAACAATATTACTAGATCCGTATGAAGATACTCCATTAGCCACTGCTCCTGTTGGCACTAAATATGAAAGTTTTACAACATCACCAGCTTCAATATTTTTTCCATAACTGTTAGCAAGATCATTTAATGTTTTTTTACCAAATAATACATAAAATCCAGAGGAAGTTCTATCTATAAAAAATACTTTGGCATCTGTTCCTACAAGAGTATCATCGTATAAAGACCAAATTTCATTATTTACTTTTATTCTTATGGTGTTTATATCTACATCTTTATCTGCAATAAAAACTTTTTGATCATTTAAATTAACACTAACAAGTATATCATTAGCGATAATTTTAGCTTCATATACTTTAAATGTTTGTGTAGTTGAATCTAGATCTATATCTTCAATAGTATAAAATCTGTAAGTTAAACCGTTTGAATTAGTTCCTACTAAATAATCACTATAAGAATCAAATGTAGTAGTTGTTCCTAGAGTAGAAGTTCCGGTAATTTCTCCTGCCGAACAAGTTTTGCTTGGTAGAAGTATACCTAATGGTTTTAATAAAGAAGCAAAATTGTTTTCTATTCGTGCAGTTTCTAAAAAAGACTCGTTTGCAATCATATTTGCGTAATATGCATAATATAAAGTATTATAAGCAAATACATCTAATAGTAAATTTATAGCAGATCCTTCATCATAACTGTAATCACTAAATTCTGGAATAGTTTTTAAATATTCTTTAAATGAATTTTTAATACCAGTAAAATCTAGTGAAGAAATATTTATCTGTGGTTGTGTATCTGCCATTTTCTTTCCTTAAACGATTACATTTACTGTTAAATTTAATATTCCTAAACTATTATATCCATCTTTTGTGGTATAATAAATTTTTATATTAAAAACATCTAAATTTTTTTCTATTTCTAAATTATTTATAGTGACTCTTGTTTCTTGCGATTCTAATTGAGCTATTATTACTTCTTTTAAAATATTATATTCTAATTGTAATAAATTTTCTTGAAGCGTCTCTAAAAGATCTGTTCCAAATGTTGGAAGAAACATTCGTTCGCTTTTTTTAGTTAGGGCAATATTTGTTAAACTTTGATGTATAGATGGTATACCAGTTTTTAACGGAGCATCCCCTGTTAAATCGTTTTTTTGTAAAAAAATGTCTATATCTGAATATTTTTCCATTATAAATTATTTATAATGGATTATTTTTAAGTTTCTATAACTGGCGCACCATACGAGCCTGGTGCTATAGCAGACCCGTCTCTCATTAAATACAAATACATTGAATGTTTTATGCCAGTTATTATATGTTGTACTTTATACACCATCCAGATACCATCATGACGGCTGGCTTTAATTTTTGCATTATTTTGAAAATATAAAGAATAATCAATTTTAATTAATTTTCCTGGTTTGATTTTAAAATCACCATGAACTAATATTTTTATTCTGTTGTACGATAATAATGCAGTTTGTGCCCGACGATATAACGGAGTTTTTGGTGGAGTATTCCAAAAAGTAGCATTTGTTTTAGATAATTCAATATATTTTTCAAAATTAGTACCACAATTTGCACTTTCATAATTTGGAGGAGTGTAACTACCGGAACTATTAGCAGCCACACTAGGTAACACGGTAAATTGTGGATTTGTTTCTGGTTGTGGACCAACAGCAGGCACATTACCAACCCAAAAGTCTGTGGCTGGGCCCGGTGGGGCTCCGGGAGCATCATTACAAAAACAATTATAAGCAGCATTTGGATCAGAATAATCAATTCCTAACCATTTAACACTTAATTTTTCTTTAATAGAAGCACATTCGCTTGCTGCTTGTTTAGCACAAACTAATTGTTGTTCGGTTGGTTCTGGTTCTTCTGGTTGATATTTTATTAAATATGCAGGAGGAGAACCAGCTCCTCCTAATTTTGGATTTGGCACAAACAAATCCGGATTCATGGACGGTCCAAATCTACTGTTTTCTCTGGAAGCAATGCTATGTTTATGCGGATAAAAACCGCTATAATCGTCTTTAGAATAATTTGATGTGTTTATTTGATCGCTACTCATTTGAGGTTATCCTGTAGAACATACTCCGTCATTTGAATTTTCTACGTCAAAAACATATAGTTTTGATGAAGGAGCAACTGCTCCGCACGATTGATAATCTTTTAACAATAAATCAACCATCTTACCGTTAATTACATCAATTTTTACAACTCTTCCAACATAAATTGGTGCAATTGCATCGTCTGTGTTTTTTATATAATATCTTCCTATAGGTTGCATTCTAAATTGTTTAGGATAAGAACTACCGTCTGCAGGTAGATGATTTGCTACTTTTGCACCAATACCAGGAGCAATAAGTGTGGTGTTTATCTTTACACCATTCACTGTGGTTTCGTACTGTCCGGGTAGTTCTAAATTAAAAAATTCATTAATATTATAAGCGGTTCCTCGAATACCCCAAGGAACAGTAACTACTCGGAAAGGATGATCTCCTGCTTCTGTTTGTATTACTTCTGTGGTGTACCGATTAGAGTAAGCAATTTCTTCAGCTTTCCAAAATTCTACTTCTTTAAAATTATAAGCGTATATTCCGGTTGGAGAGTTTCCATAAATTTTACTAGCACTAGTTAACACAGCATAAAAACTTGTAGGTTCGTTTCTTTCTCCTAAAATAGTTTCTCTATAAAATTTCCATTTAGTTTCTGCGCGTTTCATACCCGCATATTCTAATCGTTTTTTTGATAAAGGCCATTTAATTTTTTCGTAGACAGTTTTCAAACAAACACCAGGAAGTTCAGAAAAATCAAACTGAGCTTGCCAATAATTTTGTTCTATTCTTTCTACCTGTTCTTTGTCATTACCAACATCTTCTCCTTCATAATATTTGTAACTAGGATCCCAATAATTCCACCAGGGATTTTGTTTTTGACTATACGCATCTTGATAATAGCCGTAATTAGTATCACTGATTCTGTTTGGAGCATATACAATTGAAACATTATTTTGATCTATTGGTGGATATTTTGATATTTTTTTAAATGCATCTTTATCTGTATAATAATCATATCTTATCTGATTTCGTTTTATAGATGATGCAGTATCTACAATTAATCGATAAGGATTGCTCCAATCTGGTTTAATTCTAATATATTCTCCACTAAAAGCTCCATTGCTAACTAATTTTGCTATAGGTGTTTCTTGTATAATTTGTAAATCCACAATAGCATTTATATCTTGTTCATTTAATGATGGTGTATAAGTTGCAGCTGCACTATTTTTTTGTTCAATCAATAAAGACTCAATACATCTAAAATTAAATTGTTCTAGATCTTCCCAAAAGAAAAAATTAACTGCATTTGGATTATCTGCATAACAAGCGTATTCGCAGACATAATTCATCATTTGGCCTATTCTTGGAGCAACACCAATTTTACTCCAAGGATAATGACTAGGATTTATTTTAAACCACATATCATTAAATGTGCTATCTGCTTTTAATACTTTTTGCTTATTGTCTGCATTTTTTCCGTATTCATTAAAAATATATTGAACAAATCCTGGAGCTTTATTATAAGAATCATCTTTACTACAATCCTCAAGACCTTCTACTAACGATTTTGCTTTTGATGGTTTTTCTGGATCGTTTGAAATTCTACCAATAAAAGAATTTAATAACGTAGTATCAAAATTTCTAAAAATTAATTGATCTGATGCAAAACGAACAGCAACAGGAACAGTATTACCAAAAGGTCCAACAATTTTTTTAGATACTGAATTTGTGTCTGAAATAATTTCTGTTATTTTAAAGGACAATTCTTGTGATGCACCTTGTCCTGTAAATTTAAATTTTAAAATATCGTATGAAGTAAAATTTAATTGTTCTATTATAAATGCAGGATCATAAAAATATAAACTACCAGAAACAGATTCAGAAAACATGTCTTCATTTATT